TTCATTAGAATAATATCGCTCCTGTAATTAATCCACCTATAAAATAAACTATTTCTTGTCTATAATATAAAGACCATACTTGTAATTTTTGTATTGTTTTTTTCATTGTAATGTATGTAGTTTAACTTCTACTCTCCACGCCGCATTTTCACCATTCAATGCTAATTGTAAAAGAGCATCTTCTAACAATAGAGCTGAACTTTCTTTTGCAACATCTAATGTTATTGGTCGTTGATATTTTTTAGCTTTACCTACGGCTTCTAAAACTAAAGCTGTCCACTCCATAGATTTTCTTTTTTGTTTTAACAATTTACTAAAACTCATCAGATACATCTCCTTTAACTTCACTTAAACAGCCAGTCTTTAAATCATAATAAAGATTACAAGCCTTTCCTGTTTCTCCTGAAAATCTATTCTTTAATATATTTACTTGAGCAAGATTATTGTTTGCCTGTAAATTTCTATTCATTGAAATAATTATGTCTGATAATTGAGCAATACTTTGACTGCCTCTAAGAGC